AAGCCAAAGAAGAATAATAACCAGTGCTCGCACTATTTTGATTTATTATAAAATTATCATAGCTACCAGTATTAACTGCTGAACCTAAAACTTCCAGCTTCGCTCCAGGCCCCGTCGTCCCGATGCCTACCGAGCCAGCTGTGTAAGATATATTGCTTCCAGAGGTCGTCCATTGTGAGCTTACTTTGTTGTTAAAGGTGGACCAATCAGTGTTCGAAAGGTAACCATTTGCCGTGCTGCTTGCCTTGGTAATACTGATATTATTAGTCGCCAAGACGAGTGGCGATGTGGCACTAGTTATCCGACTATCAGTTGTGCTGTAAAGATTGCCTAAAGTGTCGGCCATGATCAGCGTAGCGGTTGAGCTGGCCAGGGCGTTTATTTTGACCTGCCCGGCCGAGCTGATGGATAAAGTATCGGTTCCACCGTTAACGAATTTAAAGGAATCATTCCCAGTCCACATCAGGCCAGTATTAGTGTCAGAGTTGAAAGAATAAGACGGAGCCGTTGAGGTTCCATTAGCGGCTCTTATTTGCCCGCCTACGACCATATCGCCTGATACTGTTCCACTTACCGCAATCGAGCCGATAGTCGCGTTAGAGGCGTCTAAATTCGTGAACCAGCCCTTTTGAATGCGGCTTGTCGCACTGCCTAATTCCCAGCTGCTAACAACTGGCCGAATAGCGCCGCTTACGATCTTCCAAAGGTTGGGAGCTGTCACCTGGGCCGAGGCTATACCTCCAATGCCTAGGGCGGCGATTATGATTGTAATTAAAAACAATTTTTTCATATGCTTAACTTAGAGCCACAAAGCTGACGGCATCGCCAGCGCTTTCGGCATCAATAAATATGCTTGCTAAATTATTAATCTCGAGCTGATAGGTCGCACCCTGTAAAAGCGGAACACCTATTCCACCTGCGGCTGAGACCGCGCTATCTCCTACCCATACTATCCCGGCGTTGTTAAACGAGGCGGAAATAGTAATCTTTTTGGTCTTGCTCGTAGCTTCTCCTAAGACAACTGCAGTTCCCGGAACATCAACCGCCACCTTGCCTGATTTAATAACCGTTGGGATAGGAGCTGAGCCACCACCACCGCCGCCAAAAACTTGAAATTCCTGCCGACCAATAGGCGCGCCTTTCTCATCTACATGAACCACATAAAGCGGAGTCTTTTTACTATTCTGCTTAATACTAATTCCTCCCTCCCAAAGTCCGCGGAATACCTCTGCAATAGAATCGGCCGCTTTAGTAATTAACTTGCTAAAAAATGGAGTATTATCTTTTGCTTCTTTATGATTTATGAGTTCTACTTTCTGAATTTCTTTTTGTTCTGGGAAATTGGTAACCTTGACCGCCTCAGGGAAGTTCGAGACCTTGACCGCCTCAGGGAAGTTCGAGACCTTGACCTTGTCCGGTGCAGGCTCAAAGTTAGACATGTGAACCTCAGACGGCATCTGTGTAATGTAGTGTGGTTCTGGCCGTTTCTTCATCACTTCAATCAATCCGTCAATCTTCTTGGCGAGTAGGTCAACCTGCTTATCTCTGATTAATTCTTTAAGTTGTGTAATTTGTTCCTTATTCATAAAGCTATGCTTTTAAAATTTCATCTGCCAAAGCTGAGAGGTCTTTAATATCAAAACTTTTCTTTGCCGGCGCCTGGTTGCGCTCATTGCGACTAGCAATTCTTTTTATTCTCTCAATCTCTTTGGTTGCTTGGTCCTCACTTAAAATGTTTGGCGTTCCATCGTCATTCATATCAATGCCAATATCATCAAGCGGCTTTACTCCCAAGCCATTCCAAATCAAAGGCTTATCGACAAATTCGCCATATGTCTTTGGATCAAAAATAGTAGCGCCACGCTTTTCTCTAGCTTCGTTAATCGTAATAATGCCATGCTCAACATCAGCTCGGCTCGATGCTTCATCCCAGGCCTGATCATTGAAAGTCTTGGAAACGAATTCTATTTTTATTCCTTGAACGCCTAAAATAGGCAAGACTTCATTGTTAATGAATTCCGCCAATAAATCTTGAAGAGGTGAAATAGTTCCCTCCCAGAATTTCTGAGTCTGATTTTCGCCGTTAGAATAATTAACGCCGTCAGTGTAATTCAAGATAGCTTTCGGAACGCCAAAAGCCGCACAGATTTTCTCTGTGGTAAATTTGCGCAGCAGATTAAACTCCATGTCTTTTTGGGAGAGCTGCAAAACCTTGATTTCTTTAATGCCTTTGACCGCAATTGATTTGTTTCGATTCTCCGGCCCCTCGAGCTGGCGCTTAATGTCTTCTACAATCTTATCCTGTGCTTCTTCGCTCAATCCCTCTTCTAGGATGTACTGAGCGCCAGGTGTGGCATCGTTAGTGAAGAATGCGTAGTTTGAAATCATGGCCGATAAGTCGGTACGGGTCTCCCAGATAATCGGCTCAAGAGGCGATAAACCAAACACCGGGCTGTTCGGGTCATCGTGTTGTTTAAAATTAAGGATTTCGTCAGGTTCGTATGACTGAGTCTTTCCTTTGACGCGCTGAATCCATTTAAAAATTGTTCCGTACTCGTCAGTCACAACCGATAAAGTTCTCGGGTCTATGACATCAAAGCCCAGCACGCGCCGACTGGAATCGCTGGAACGCAAAATCAGCAGGAAAGCACTCCCGCTGATTTGCTGAAATTGTACTATTTTATTTTTTAACGCTCTGAAAGTATGGCCGTAGTTTAAAACATCCTCAGCTCTCTTAACCATTACCGGGTCTGCATCCTTGTTTGAGTCCTTAGCATTAACCCAAAGATAGCCCTGGGAGCCGACATTTTCTTTTAATTCTCGAATACACGCAAAAACATCACCATGATTTCTGAATATGGTGAAGAACGAATCGGTTGAGATCTTAATCCCCATCATACTGACTCCACCAAGCGGTTGCCTGATTTCGCCGTATAGGCCCTGGGAGAAAGAGCTGCCCGAACTTAAGATGTCGAAGGTCTTAGCCGCTAGCCATTTTCGCAAACTAAAACGCACTTGAGTTTTTGCCATTAGTTTAAGCCGTAGACACCAAAAGATGTCCTCGGCATTCTGGCGACTCTAAGTGCGATCGCGAATGCTAAAATTGTATCATCATGCTTACCCTGTTTGGCTTCACGCCTCCCAGCTTCGTCAGTGACGAAAGTAAGCATTTCTGATTTCAGTATAGCACTATAAATTTTCACTGACAAGTCGGCAACAACCTGTTCAAAAGTATCAAGCACAAGGTCTCTATTTCCACCCGGTCCGCCGGTAGTAAGCCAACCCATTTTCTTAGTTCTTCTGTTTGTCTTTTCATCAGTAACGACCATACAAAACACATTCGGATACAAATCTTTGAGCCGATCTAAAACAGTATGGCCGTGGTTATTTCTTTCTATCACTGCGAGCGCTTTATTGTAGTATCTAGCCAAGTTATCCACAGCCACTGCGAATTGCGCTGGCTTTAATTTATCACTTACTAATTCTGCGACTTGCTCCTGAGTTAAAGTATCGATAAGTTCAATTGCACTACGGTCTCCGCCTATGCCCTCTGACGGATCTCCTCCCAAAACATAGCGGCGCACTGGCTTAGGCTCAACATAAATATCGGCGTAGAATGTCTCGGTAATAATCTTGCCGTCCTCTCCTCTCGTTTCCACCTTGATTGGCCGGCGAGCGATAGGCGCGCGCGGAACCATCTTCTGCATTGCCTCACTATCAAAGACCATTCCAGCTGCAGTCAAGAAACTGTCCTCGCTCACAGTCGGGTTTTCCTGGTCCATTAAGCGCTTCAGTTTCTTTTTATTTAGTTCCCACCAGAAAAGCTGCCCTGGGAGTAATTTAACGCCATAGCGAGCCTTTACAAGGCTAGCCTTATGCAATACCTCTTGGCCCGGCTGATAGTCGCTGGGAGGTTCTATGTAATTTAACTTCTTCTTCCACCAACCGAAAAAGAACGGCTTATACGCTCCATTTCCTGCTTCACATTCGTGGAATGTTTCTTCAAACCAATCACCTACGCCGTTAGCTGTAGACTCAATAGAGACGTTACAGCGACCGTTTGACGAGACGGCGGCAATTGTCGGAATAAGCCTAGTATCAACATCCTTGATGTGAGCGGCTTCAGAGACATGCAGGTTCGTGGGAGTATCACCTCTGTTTTCCAGGGCAATATAGACAGTTGAGTTAATGTCGGTAAAAGTCAGCTCATTAACATTGTCATAGCTTGCTTCCGGGCGATGCCAGACTTTGCCGCTTTCTAGTTTCACTGATTTAGGACAATGTAAATAAGCCAGCTTAACTATTTTAAAAAGTTTTCTAAGATCCTTTTCTTTGTGGGCTAAGATGACGGTCGTGGTATTGGGAGTCCAGAGCGTATCGTCTAAATAATAAATAAGCCACCAAGTAGAGACACCCTCTTTGCGCGCCTTATCTACGATGATTTCAATTCCTCGATGCCCTTTGCTCTCACAATACGCCCAGAGTTCTTCCTGGACATCATTGAATTTTAAATTTGTCAGCCTGGCATCTTCGGTCTTGATCTTGTAGAGATGCTCCATTCGCCATCTCCGATTTAGGATCGTATCCAGGTCTCTTTGGGTGACCTGCATTTTCTATTTTTTTTCTATTTTGTAATTATCCTGCAAATACATCAGATTAGTAATAATCCCTTTAATTAATCTGTCTGTTTCTTCTAAGCTCGAGTCATTAATTTTTTCGTGAAGCATTTCTAAATTCAAACTTAGAATTGTGGCTAAGGTCCCGAAGTAGTCCTGACTCTTAACGTGGAATTCTATGTTATCTTTTTTAAATTCTGCTGGCTTGTCATTTGTTTGCATAAATTTATTTCTTATTTTTATTAATACTTTTTTTCTTCTTATCAAGCACTTGGATATCACCACGGTCAAGCGCTTCGAGGTCTTCAATCGAGAGCGGAGCTTCAACTGGAGCATCTATTTTCATGTCGGCAAATTCAGCCTTACGCTTCCGGATTAAATACTGCCAGGAATCACCCACGCTCTTCTTGTGCAGCGCTTCTATGATGTTACCGCGGGCCTTTAAAATCGGTACTTCTTTCCAGGCTTCTTTCTGCTCCGAAAATTCAGGGTGTTTCTGACAATAATCATAAAGCGTTTGCAGTCCTATCTCCGCATAAATACAGGCTTCTCGGTCAGGACAGCCTATCCGGAAAGCATCCTCTAGATTCCGTATCACCTGCTTAGTCATTACCGTTGGTCTTCCTAGGCCTGATGTGGTCTTAAAATTATCGCGCGGAATAAACTTCTCTTGGTTAGGATCATCCTCATCAAACGGTTCTTCCGGTCGCCAATCAGATAAGGCCTTTAAAGTATCTTTTCTCTTTTTTTTATCCTTTGCGATTTGGTCGGATTTTTTAGTTCTTGCCATACGATTAAAGCGATATTATCCATCTTAAAAACCACCGCCAAATAGGCCGAGGAATCCACCAAGGCTTTTTACTTAGCATGTGATCGTAAAATGTACGGACAGTGTCGGTCAGATTTCTCTTAGCGACCTGTCTGATTTTTTTAGCTGTTTTTAAATTCATATATTTTTTATTCCCCTATCAGGATGTCTGATTGCGATCACGCGGTTAGCAATCAGAGGCTTTAAACCTAACCAGGTGAAATTCACCCGCCGCAATACCATTAACACCCTGACAGGGGAACAATTATTATTAAAGCTTAACTGCTTTTTTCCCTGTCTGTTTTTCCCACCGGTCAATAATCACATCAACAAACTTCGGATCTAATTCGCAGCCATAACACATCCGCTTTAATTTCTCGGCCGCAATTAAAGTAGATCCACTGCCAAGAAATAAATCTAAAACTATACGGCCCTCGGTAGAGCTGTTCTTTATGGCTTCAGCGCAGAGCTCAATCGGTTTCATTGTCGGATGCTCGTCGCTTTTAACCGGCTTATTATATCGCCAGATGTCAGTCTTCTGTTTTCCGCGTTTAATCTGACCCTCAACTTTACCTTTCAGTCTCAATTCAAAGCCCTGAAATTTTAGGATAGTGTTTTCGCCGTTATATTCTGATTTTACTTTCATGATGTCTTCCCAAACATTGCCGTTATCACGCAGCTCAATGAAGTAGTGGTTAGAGATCTTCTTTGGCCAGCCGTAAAGAATTGGCTCATAGGTATGCTGATAATCTGAGCGGCTTAAAGTAAAGGTATTTTTAACCCAAATAATAAAGCTCTGCCAGTGACCGCCGGCTTCTTCAAAGGCTAGTTTTAAAGTATGCAGTTCGCTCGAGCTCATGCAGATATAAATTCCGCCAGTACAAAAATCAATCATATTGCGACAGGCGGAAAGCAGAAAAGCGTAAAAGTTTGAGGCACTCATTTTGTCGTTAAGTATTCCCTGCCTAGCATTCTTTTCGTGAGTTCCCATTCCCCCGGTATAGTCAACATTATAGGGTGGGTCAGTAAATACCATATCGGCTTTCTGTCCGTCCATTAATCTTTCAATAGTGGCTCTATCCGTAGAATCGCCACAGATAACTCGATGTCGGCCGAGCTGATAAATATCGCCCAGCTTAGCCACCGGCTCGCCTACTGGCTCCAGTGGCTCCTCATTTAAATCTATCTCCTGGCAAGCAATATCTTCTAAACGAGGCAAAGCAACAAAGGTGCTAAGATCTAAAGCATTAAGTCGATTATTAGAGACGAAGTATTCTAAACGCTCTTTTGTTACTTCGCCGTATTGAGCGACACAGGTTAAAAGAATTTCTTTCGCTTTAGTTTCGTTTTCAACATCTATCTCAACATAAGGAATTTTTGGCAGCGTATAGCCGTCAAAGGCGAGCGATTCAAGCGCGACTTTTCTTTGATGTCCATCAAGAATCTTCATGCGCCAAGTTATAATCGGCTTAGTAAATCCATTTCTGACAATACTAGTTTTTAGTTTGCTTAGATTCTTCTCACTAATTTCTTTTAATTCATCATTAAAAATAATAAAGTCAGAGATTGGTGCTGCCTGGCAGTCCATCACCTTATTTAAAATCGCCTTGAATTTTTGTTCAGAATTTACCATCTTCCCCTGTAATTATTATTTTTAATGTCGTAGTCTCTATGACATGAAGTACAAAGTTGAATATAATCATCAAGATTTCTTCTGTACTTATGATCAATATTAGCCCATTCTATTTTTCCAGTATTTGCACCACAATGACTACACTTATTGGCTTTACCTTTATTTTTTATAACCCATAGATGAATTGCGCGATATCCTACATTTTCTTTCCATAGATGACTTTTTTCATTCGATAACTCTGGTTTTTTTCTTCTAACAATTTCTAATCGAAGACATCCACATGAATGAGTTATTTTTCCTATCTTACTGCCTCTTATTATTTTTTCGTTGCCACAATCACAGCGACAAAGATAATAAGCATCCCTTTTTTTATTATAGTGATCAAAATTAAGGATAGTTAATCTGCTTATTTTTTGTCCTTTATTTAACATATGCATCAATGATATTTTTTGCCTCATCGAATCCACGACAAACAACAGCAACAACACCAAACACCTTATTTAGGGCGTTTATCCAATCTGCTTGTTCTGGACTAACTTTCCCATTTTTTACGCGCTTCATCTCAATAAATAACAAGATATTGTTTCGCGGACCGGCCATCTCGGTTGGTTTCCGCTCGATCATGACAATATAATCCGGAACGCCCTTATTAACTCCAATAGCTTTTGTCCGATGTATAGTCTTCCAATTAGGAGTCCTGACTCCAGAGCGATAGCTAACCATTGGCGTTTCTTGAGCTATATGACTGAATCTAAGGCCCTTTAAACGAAGATACTGGGCTAGCGCCATGCATTCGTTATCTTCGCTTGGAATGGCTGGTTTAAGGTCTGTTTTATATATTGGCATATTGATGCTGAAGAAAAGTTAAAGTTATTCTAAAATGGGATATTTTCCACGCGGATTTCTTCCTCTTCATTCTGTTCCGCTTGCTGAGGTTTGTTTTGTGCTGGCGTATCTCCTGAAGATTTTGCCGATTCCAAAAATTCAAACTCCCGGACAACTATCTCTGAGATGTAGCGCTTAACTCCATCCTGGCCATCGTAGGAACGGTTATTAATCTCCCCCTCAACATAGAGCTTACTTCCTTTGCGAGCGTACTGAGCGATGATTTCGGCCGCCTTACCCCAAATCACAAGATTGTGATAGGTGGCTATTTTATTCTTATTTCCTGCCTGGTCCGTAATAGTCTTGTTAGTTGCCAGGCTTACTGAGCCAACTATCTTTCCTCCCGGTGTGTTTCTTAGTTCGACATCCTTAGTCAGGTTGCCAATTAATTGTGCTTTGTTCATATGGTTTAAATTAAAGTTAATAAATAAATTAGCGGCATCGCCAAAATCCAAAGCATTAAGACGAGCCAATATATCATCAAGAATTTGAAGAACATAAATAGTGATCTAATGTGTTTTTCAAATCCTCTCCCAAGTCATCTTGATTGCGCAGCCAATTAAGATATTGTCTCCCATCAACCGTCTTAGCTAAATCAGCAATATCCTGCCCGCGATATTTTCCGAACGTCAATTTTTTCATCAATACTTTTTTATTGCTAAGCTCAACCATCTTCTCAACCGCCTCCTCTTCATCTAAAGAAAATAAAGCCATCGCTGTGTGCTTCAGGTGCTTAAATAAGGCTATTAAAACCTCTACATCTCCCCCAGCATCATGAGCCGCTGCACTCTCTCCCACGGTCAATTTAAGGGCATAGCGCAAGTACTGCAGACGATAAGCTGAAAGCTCAGGCAAGAGATGCTGAGCGACTTTCAGCGTATCGATGTACTCTCCCACGGTTACTCCCTCGCGCGCCATTACAGCAATATCAAACGGAGCATTATGAGCCACAGCCGTTCTCCCAGAAAAGTAAGGCTTCAATTTTTCGGGATCTACCGGCAAGCAGTCTTTTACTCTCTCCTCGGTAATGTGATGAACCTCCATCGCATCGATAGCAATCTCAGCGGCCGGTTTAAAAAACATCTCCATAATCTGTCCGCCTGTCGCATCAAAACCTACGGCAAGCTGAACCAGACGGCCATTAGTCTTGCTCGTAGTTTCAGTATCAAAAAATACTAAATTTCTAGGCATATATTTATTTCTTCTTTTTCTTTCTCCCAAGCGGAGGGAAAGCGACATCTATAATTTCCTTTGTTTCAAGGTCGCCTCGACCGAGCGCCTGTTTATTTAAGCCTTTGACAATTTTATTTCTGTCGCAGCCGCATTTCTCATGATTTTTATTTTCCATAACGATTTCTTGATAAATCTTTTTAAGTGAGAAGATAACTGGCGAAATAAGCTTTTTACCGCCTAAGCCTCTGATCTCTATTCTTGCGCCTGATATAACTTCTGCTTGATAGGTTCCGTTATATGTTCCGGCATAACTCTGAGCTATTTCACTGCAGGTTCTACCGTAGCCAACATCAGCGCGTATAAGGTCCTTAGCTGCCTCCAGTGGAGTCATCTTGGGAGTAGGCTCTTTTTTTGGTTTCTTAAACTTAACGCTTTTTATTTTAACGCTACGGTCCGCCTTTTTCTCTCCCACTACTTCAGCTCCGTAATCTCCATTGGGAGCTGGTGGATCTATGGCTGTAAATAAGCTCTGCTGATTTTCCGGTACTTGGTTCCTAGCGCAGCTGCGGCAAATCTTTTCCTTAGCCCTGGTAAAAATGAACGAGTATCGAGGCTTGCCGCACTTATCACAAATATAGGGATTTATGCGGCGCCATTTTTTTATTGGTTGGTTTAAATTTGGGAGCATATGTTTAGCTGCTAATTTTACTTAACAGGTAAAGCAGATACTCTTCCTGGCTTTTAATTTCCATCTGTACCTGACTTAAGGCCTGCATCGCTCCCACGTCTTTTTTATTCGCCACAAATTTTCTTTGCAAAAAAAGATTAATAACATGATTGCGACGATATCCTCTATAGACCTCAAGAAATAAATCTTTAAGGATCGTCTGCTCTTCAGCTAGAACGATATCTGTTTTTTTTAAAGCTTCTTGAAACTTTTCAATGAAAGGCTTCTCAGCTTTTTTTTCTCCCACCGGGATAGTAAAAGCCGGCGACTTTTCTTCAGTTGATTTCTCAGCTTCCGGTTTTTTCTCTTCTTCTTTTTTTTCTTTTTTAAACATAATAGTAAATTATTTATCTCCCACGCGGGGCCACTCGATGGCCGGATAATTTCTAGATCCTGTGCCATTATGGTACCCGAGGGCCGGCATGGGGTGGAGCCCTTTCCTTAGCACCGAGCAGCTTCGCCTGGGAGATAATTTAAATTAATTATTCCAGGTCAAGTCTCTCTGGGAGCTTCACCTTTGGTTTTTTAGTTTCTTCAACATCTCCTGTCTTAACAAATTTTACCGAGAACACTGGCTCTAAAATGTTTCCATAAACATCAGTCACCTTTATTTCTTTGCCGGCAATATAGTCCTTTATGGCCACATCTGAAATCAATTGTTTTTGGCTCTTGAGATCAATCATTAATTTATCAATCTCTTCAAGCTCTGTTTTATTTTCTTCATTAATCGCGGCAACGATTATTTTCTTTTTAGCTTTTAAGGCTTCGGCTGATTCTTTTATTTCCTGATATTCCTGTTTACCCTCGAGCTGTTCTTTAAGCATCGCTTTTAATTCGCGGAGCTTATTTCTTTTTTTATCGGCCTCTGTGAAGACCAGTTGAAGTTGAACTGCCATAGTTTTTTAAATCTTAGGGTAATGTTTATTTACCGTTTCAAGCTGCAGTCCGAGTTCTTCGGCAATTTGCCCGGAATTGTAGCCTGCTTTTTTTAATTCTTTCATTTTGTTAAGCGTACGCCAGTTAACTTTTTTCTCTTTCTTCGATTTGCCGATGGCGAAATCTTGAAGCTCTTTCACCTTTCGGTTATAGGGCCTTTTAGTCTTTATCCCCCCGACTTCTTTTACTGTAACCTCCATCAGGGTGTTTTCTTTTGCTAAAGCTTGAATCTCACTGAATTCATTAATCTCTTTAATCTCAAGGTTAAACGAAATAATGTCTCCGGTTTTTTTGTTTTGATAGTACTTAATCATATTTTTTAAATAAGATTTTTTTCTTTTAAATAAATAATCATTTTGGCCCTAGAGTCTGCTTCATTTTCACTTGAAAAATCTATAATCCCTTTAATACCAAAAACATACATCCCGTCCGTATCTCTAAAAAAATTAAAAATATAATCACTGTTCAGGAGAAATTTTCCAAGCTCTGCGACCGTGTAAGCTAAATAGTATTCTCGTGCTTCGTGCTGTTCAAAATCTGGAGCAGATCCAGTTATTAACATTGGACTAGATTGTAAGACGAGTTTATTAAAATCATTCCAAGCCCAGTAATATAAACTATCTGCTTTAATTCCTAACTCACTTAAGTGTTTAGCCAGCACCATACTGACTACTTGGTCTTTTAATTCCATAAAAATAATTGAATTAGCTTTCTAAGCAGCCGCCAAAAATTTATCTTTCTCCCAGCCACATAAGCTGAGATTTCCCTATCTTCTAAATAATTTATAATTTTATCCAAAGTTCTCATTTTTTAGGCGGCATGTGATTAATAATTAAATAACGTTGCTGGCTGCGGAATGTTCATAACGATACGCCGGTCTATGATGTTAAAGTCTATCTCCCAGTAATCTCCGCTTTTTATTAAGTCTCGCATTTTTACTCTCTCCTCGTTCTCGTGCCAGTAACCAATCTGGTGGCCAGTGATCTTACTCATGACGGCGTATTTTGGGATGCTTGCTCCCCGGAGGAATTCAGCGCCTTTCCTGGTAAGGCAGTAATATCCTGACTTGCCATCTATCTGAGCTATTAAGCCCTGGGAGCGTGCCTTGCTAAGGTTTCCAACCATTGTGCTAGTCAAGTATCCATCGCGAATCATTTGGTTGTAATTGAGCTGATTTTTGCCGAGTTCCATTTCCCTCCTGGGATGTATTATATTTTCACCTTTACGACGAATGGCTGCTGACATCGCCCGGAGTATGTCACAAGTTCCGGCATCGATTGTCATGAGATATTCTTCTGTCTGTCCGCAACAGGTGCAGACTTTTGCTTTAAATTTTTCTAAAGACATATGCATGGGGTCTTAGATTTTTTAATTATTTAACGCCGCAATTTCTCTTTCGATTATTTTGGCGTACGCTCCTTGCTTAGCGGCTTCAGTTCCAAATCCGTTATGAGCCTGGACGGAGTAGGTCCAGTAAATTGGAAAGCCTTTTGATATTAATCTTTTTAAAGTCCAGTCGGCCGAGCAGTTTAGATCCATTGCGCAGGCCTCGGTTATGTTGTGCAGTTTAGTTTGAATATGAAACCAGCCTTTGCTTTTGCCGCCGTCTCCTGTTGGTAACCAATTAAGCTTTGATTCCTGGTAGGACATTGCCCATAAGGTTTGCCAGCAGACTTCGTTATTTTCTTTATCATCCATCCCATTATCACTGCAGACTTTTTTTAATGTCTTGGTTATTTCATCGTCAGTTAGCTCTGGCTCTTCAGTCACTTGCTCTATTTTTTCTTCTTCTATTTTTGGCTGAATGGTTTCGGTTATGATCTGAGCTGTTGATGCTTCGGCTGGTTTACTAAATTTGAATCCGGATAAAGCTAAAATAATTACCACTAAACCACAAACCGCTAAGACTATGACCGAGTAAAAAATAAATTTCTCTAAAAAGATTTTTATTTGCTCAGCTCTCTTTCTTCGGCGCCTTGCCTTTTGGATGCTGAGCCATGTTGTTTTTGTAAACTTTTCCATATAAAATTTTGGTTTAAATTTTTTAATGTCTAGAACGACATTTTTTTTGCTAGCTGAGACTTTTCCACAGAAATTTTCTTATTATTATTTTTATTATTAAATCTAGTATTATTAAACTTATATATGACTTCCGATTTTTCGGAATAGGGGTCTTCCGTTTTTTCGGTAGACCTATTCCGTTTTTTCGGAATAGGTGTGGATAGAATGTTAATAAAAATTCTGCGTAAATTTCCGTCAATTTTATCTACCTCGCGTCTGACAAAACCAGCCTTAACTAGCTCGGCAACCCATTGACTTATCGTCTCTGGTTTCTTGTCATAAAGTTTTGAAAAATAGCTGTTGCTAGCAAAACAATATCCGTCTTTAGTTGACAGAGCTGTTAACTCGCTATACAAAACTTTTGCGTGAGCTGAGATCTCTTTGCTGTATCGTATTTCAGCGGGGAGAATCCCATAGTAATTTGGCTTGTCCATACTTTGGCCGCGACCCGGCGGCGTAATACCGCCGGGCTTGCTTAAATTAGTTGTTAAGAGTTCGCGCGAACCTTTACTCAACTTCGGTTTCTACCGTTCCCTCTGGCATCTCTTCATCCGGATAGTCTGATTTCTTTTCCATCAGCTCCTTGATTACTTTGTTTGCTAGACTGGCGGGTAGATCCTCAATTTTTTCAAAGCTCTGCTCGTGGAAGAATGAGATATAATCTAAAATTCCACGGTCTTCACTTAGCTTCTCTTTGTCTTTGGCTAGAGAGCGAAGTAATGTCAGCTTGTTTACGCTGATGGTATCTTCCGGTTCGGCTGGCTCTTTAACTTCTTTCTTAACTGGCTGGGCGGGCGCTGGTTCAACGGCGGCTGTAGTTTCTGGCTCTTTCTCTGCGACTGGTTCAGCCGGCTTATCCTGAGGCTTTGCAGGGCCTTGTTCAGCAATTTCTTTTTGAACGATTTTCAAGCGGTCCAGAATTTCCTTATAGTTTTTTTCAATCAGCTCCAGTTGGGTTTGGCTTTTTACTGCCTCAACCATCTGCTCCTTGCTCCACTTGTTAACCTCAGCTCCGTAGATCTTAATCAGGGTAACCATTATCTCGTGCTTGATTCCGTCAAAATCCGGGGCGCCACTTTCACTCCATCCTTTTATTTTCTTACCGGTTTCTTCGTTGATAACGAACGGGTCTTTATCGATAAATAGTCTTGTTCTGTCTTTGGTAGCTGTAGCGTAGTGACCGTCTCTATCGAGGTTAAAGCTCAGGGTTACCTCGTACTCAAATCCCTCGCGAGTAATTTCTTTCATGCCAACTTTTTTGATTTTTCTGTCTTCAGTCTGAATGGTGTCGGTCTTACTTCGGCCGCAAGTGATCACATGGCATTTAGAGGAAACTATCGCGTCAAGGAATTTCTGATGGCGCGGACCAGTCTTACTCCAGGCTGCCCAGGTATTTCCTTTGAATTGGGTTGCCGCTATCTTGTCGTTTATTTCAAGACATCCGCCTTTTCCCTCCCACTCATGACTGATTGAATCGATGATGATAACTTCCATCCCAGCTTCTTCAATCGCCTTTATCGCTTCGATGTATCTCTCTGGCGGATATCCCTCAGTTCCTGCTTCTATCGTTAGAACATTGAATGCTCCCAGGTGGCTGTAGAGATCGGCGCTTCCATTCTCAGTGTCTATAATTGCGACTTTCTCCCATTCACCTGCTATTCCTTTAGCTGCCAATAAGGCGCTATAGGTTTTGCCTGATCCGCTCGGACCGAATACGCCCATGCGAATTTTGGCTTGCTTTCTCTCCGCTTTGCGGAGTACTAAATTTGTTTGCATACTGGTTTAAATTTTGTTATAATAAACATGCTTAGTTTATTAATCTGTTCCGCAGTGATGCGGCGCAGATTTTTTTTAATTAAATCCCGGAGCGCCGGGCCGTCGACCTTTTCACACGCTGATCGGCAACTGCTTACCGACTGGCGTCTAAAAAAATAGAAATGTTTTTTTAAAGTTCAAAAGTTATCAACAGGCTTAGGCATACAAAAAAACCCCTTACTGTTCCCAGTAAGGGGTTTAGATGTTATCTAATTTTACTCAATTATATTAAGGTTTTTGGCCTTACGACCCGTGGCATTTCTTATATTTCTTTCCACAGCCACGTGGCTTAATTGAGTTCCCTTATTGGTTACGTCTAAATTGTAGCAAATGCTGACGATTGAGTCAAGCATTTATTATTAATCTACTTCTTTCTCTCCCTGCTTTCCTTTTATCAACCGATAAATTTTAAAGGCTGTCTGCTTTTTTATGCGAAAAATTTCCCCTATATCAGCAAATGACATATCTGGGTTGTTATCTTTCATCTTAACCAGCTCTTCATTTCGTTTTATTTTTTGTGGATTTGCCATATGACTACATTGTAGCAAACTGCTGACTTTATGGCAAGGACTTTTAATTCCCTTTAAACACGCGGTATCTGGTCTCTAGTTCTCGGTTAGTCATCATCGTATAGATTGATGAGCTGGCAACTGTTGCATGGCCGAGGATGTTCATTACATCGGCCGTAGAACCTCCCTGGTGAATAATGTCATGGCCCATGTGATGACGGAAGCTGTGCGCATTCATGTAAGGTATTTGAGCGCGATTAGAATAGCGCCTTAACATTTCACCAAGCCCTTTAATTGTAAATCGCTTACCGGCTTTATCCCCGGCAATGGACACAAAAAGAGCCTCAGGCTCTTCAAAGATAGTCTTTTTATTTAGCTCATTTCTTTTCTTCATCCAACTAATCAGATGATTATTTGTTTCTTCAGTCCAGAAAATTTCTCTAAACGGCCTGCTGCCGCGATTCTTTTCTGTTCTGATTAAAGCCTTTTTATTTTCAGTATCGATGTCGCTTATTTCAAGCGCACAGACCTCTCCATTTCTTGCCCCAGTATCCCAGAGTAAATTGACGATGGCCAGATTCCTAATGTGACGAGGATCTCTACTCTCGGCCGGAATAAAATTCACTAGCTTCTGATAGTTTTCTTCATCGGCCACCCGAGGAATCTTATACTGCTTTCGCGGTATCGGAATCAGTTCCTCGTTTAGAGTTGTAAATCCGCGCAGGCGCATAAACTCAAAGAATTTTCTAAGTGCCATGCACCGCGGAAGTAGACTGTTTTGATCCCAGCCCAGCTCAACGATTCCATTTAGATAATCCATTACATCAGTAATGGTTATTCTGATGATTTCCGGATTACGGAGAAAGAGGCAAAAATTACGCAGCTCCCGATCATAACCCTTAACTGTGTTCCCTTTCACTTTAAAGCGGCGCCAATTAGAAAACTCATTGATCGCCTCTTTCATGGTAAGCGGCACGACGATGCGGCCGACTTCTTGTTTCGGTTTTAACATAACCCCACGGGCGAGAGTCAGAAAGCATGGAAAAATAACTCTCGTTATATTATAATTAAATTAACCAGGTTAGGAGTTAACGCTCCTGGCTCTGGCCAGAGAGCGGCCCCACGGTCGCTCTCGTTTTGTTTTAGCTTATTGCTAAACGCTATATCTAATCATTAAAATGAATAGCGGTCAAGTGCTGACTTGATTTTTTTAATTAGGTATGGTAAAAAAATGATATATAAATTAAGCAAATATATGTCAGATTTAAAATTAGATATTGCTGGCTTTCTTGGTGCTGGTGGTAAATTAATCATTGAAGATGAATTTTTAAAATATAAACACCCATACGGAAAAAGGTTTAGCGTAAGATTAAATGATGTTGATACTGTTTCTACTGACGCTCTCCGCGGAGGAAAAGCCAAATTAAAAATTATAGGAAAAGGAACTGTTCTCGCTGAAATAGATATGCCGATTCCCTGGGCTGAAAAATGTCAAAAATGGATTTTAAATAATTTAAAAAAATAAACTAAGCAATATGGAACAAAAAAAATACTGGGTGCAGCGACACCCTATATGGACCGCAATAATAGTTATCATCGGGCTACCGATGTTAATTTCAGCTATTGGAGATTCAACGGATGGTGGCAGTAATATTAACACTTCAAGTAATCAGTCAGCCGTTTCTGCGGCCCCAGAACCAGTAAAAGAAAGAGTTGTTATCCCAGTAGAAATAGTATCATCAAAAATAACACCTGACTCTATTGGCACACCGATTCTTCATGTTACGGTAAAAAATAATAGTAAAAAGACAATTGATGCCATGACTATTATGACTAGTTTTACTAATAATTACGATGAACCAGTAGGAAAATGGGGAATGAAAGAAAAAGATTATTTTGCTGGTCTGGTTCAAGATGAAATATCCCCCAACGAAACTTATTCTTCAGAATGGAATTTAGCTGTATATGATACAGCAACTAAAGCGACAGGAACCGAAGTCTATAAAGTTCACTTCACTGACGGTGAGACATTATTAGTTGAATAAATATACAAAAAACACCGACCTTGACGGCCGGTGTTTTTTTATTTGGCAGAAATAAGCGAGCTAACTGGCTTTTATCGAGACTGCTTTTGCAATCTTGAACTTGGCAAATTCTGCCGGGGCCAGCTCAATGATCTTCGCGGACTCAAAGTCTTTCTTGTATGTATCGTAAGTAGTCGCGAATGTGATTAATATATCACCAGCGGCCACATACAAGGCCGGCTTACCCTGCTCTTTATAGATAATCATAGATATTTTATTTAACAATTTAGTAGTATTAACTTCAACTACGCCCTTAATTGCAGCGGCAATTTTATAATCCCAAGCCAGGCGTTTAGCAAATGGATTATAGTGATCAAAATCTTTAAGCTCTTTTTTATCGATGTAACCATCAACTAAGGTTGAGTGGCCAGCTCCAGCGCTGCAAGCTTTAATAATCTCAGTCGTATTCCAAGGCGAGCATACTGGGGCAGCTATCTGAAGCGGAGCCTGCTTGGCATGGTATTTCAAACTCTCTCGATCGGTTGAAACCCATTCATAGGCAAACTGAAGAACATTCTTTACTTTCTTAGCCTTTTCTTTTAGCTCATCGGTAACGACTTTTTTATCCATCCAATCTTCCCATTCCCACGGAGTCCGGTCGTCTAGCTTAGCTGGCAGGTCTTTCTCTGGAAGTAAGCCATCTACCCGGATACTTTCCCAAACGGCGTTTAGGTAGTTGCCTTGCTTCGTGGTATTACTCATAATCGCTGTAAAGCGGTCTGAGGCGTTAAATTTGCCGTTCTCGTCGAAGAAACCGAGGTCTTTGAGGTATTGAAGCCCATCGCCCTTTAAAAGGCCTTTTTCAACCAAATATGACACTTGCTCTTCGATGCTATTGAGGGCTGCGAATGTCACGCAGCTCATAGTATCAAAGTAAACACCAATCTGCTTTTCTTCAGTCGGACGATATTTATTATGCCATTGGCCATCTTTGAGACGCTCAGTATAAATCACGGCCGAAACTGCGCCAGCGATATAGTCGCCAGGCTTCGGAGCGGCTATTAATACGCCGGTATTTATTCCTTTTCGCAATGTTTTTGTCTTCATATTGATTTAAAAATTATTAAAATTAAGGGGAGATTTAGGCTCTCCCCGGGCCTATTGGAGTATCCGCCTGAAGCGCCGACTACTTTTCATTGCCCGGACTCTTTCTAAAAGTTCAATGATCTCATTTAGAGTTAGGTTCTTGAAAAGAAAATGCCAGGCGTTGTGGCGTTCGATGTCCATGACTAAGAGATTACTCTCTAAACTATCGCCGCCCCTGGACCGAGGACGAAGATGGTGGCGGTTTTTGTCACCCGCCCTTTTCCAGGTTTTTCCCATGACTGACCTTTTTTATAATGAACTATTATTTTATTTGCTTAATTGAATAACCATACTAACAACCCATACTCCCAGACAAGCCAGTAAAAAATAAATTGCTTTAAAAATAAAGGATATTATTTTCATATATCATGCTATTAACTGATAAATTAATATCTTAGTAGCCGAGACTGCTCTGCCAATTTTTACAGAAGTTGATCCCGGTGTTGATTGTATTTCTCCCGCAGTATTTGATAAATAATAGGTGGCTCCAATTGTCAGACCACTAAAACCATCAATCACTCCACAAAACTTAACTTTTGCAACATCCCCAGCATTAACCGTTTTTTTAACCATTCCAACATAATTAACCAATGTTGCATCATTAGCCTTTGCCTTGTGAATTTTTCCCGCTTCAGTTGTTGCCGATGTATAGTTAAATATAACTGGAAATAAATTTCTCCGTGATGATGTCGCTACCTGCCAAGCAGATCCGTCCCAATAATATGATTTACAATCTGCATTCCAACTTTCTGAACCGTCGGAATGTCCGACAGACATTATTTTTAATCTCAATCCGTTAGCAAATAAATCCATAACAACCGCATATCTGTTTCCTGGGATTAATCCTGAACAAGGTATATTTACGTTTGGCGCACCACCTGAATAAGTTATTGCAACTTGCGCTGAAGTATATAGAGCTGATCCTGTTGGCTTTCCATCAGCATCGGCGTTAAATAATGCAACAGTAAATCTTGCATTGTCAGGAGTTCCATTTGTATAAATTTTTAATCCAGACACCGATACAGACTTTAAATTATATCCATTTGTTGGCATTAAAAATGAAGTGCTAATTTTGTGATCAGCATAATCCCATGACCAATAGTATGTGTTATCGGATGTTCCAGAGCTAATATTTGCTGCAGCTTCTGGTAAACCGGTCCCGATTATAACAGGAATAGGTGTTGTCACAACTAGATTCTCGCCAACTATCATTGGAAAGTATTCCATTGGATTATTACCGAACTCATCAAGCCTGAGTAAATTAAATGCTTCATTAACTAGCGCTGAATCGACATTATCAGGATCTATACTATTTGCATTTTCAGCATTCCATGGTTCATCAGGTTGCCATCCTTTATATTTTGTTAAACCCATATATTTTTAAGCGTTATTTATATGATATTCGCACGAGACAAAAAGGCTCTGCGGAGCTGTCTTCGCCCATCCCCCAGTCGCAATATAGCTATGCAAAGTACCAGTATCAGCCGATGCTGTGCCATCAATTACATTTCCAAACTCTGTCGCAGTTCCAGTGAATTCACCGGCAGCAAAGAAAAAATCTATATAGGCAATATTGCCGTCATTAGAATGACTGCTATAAAGTTTGCGATATTGTTCGCTCACCAGTTGAGTTGCTCCAGGCACAACATTCGGAGTACCGGTTCCGAGCAATCCGTAATTAATTACCGGGACAGTTGCTCTCTGGCCGGCTAGTGACTTAGCATATTCAGCAAGCCCAGCATCAACTATTATGTTGTGTTTCTCGTCTTCTGCTAATATCTTTTTTGATTTTAAAAGTGGATCTATTTTACTGCGATCCTTTCCTTTGGATTTTATAAATTCCCGGATAGCCGCGATCTCTGGACCATTCTCTTTAACCCCTTGAGCTAAGGAAAATGTCCGGATATTTACAGAAACCTTTTCGTCAGTTTTTGATTCTTTTTTTATTATTTTTTCTGGCATATTTTTAATATAACTTTAAAGAATTATCTAATAGTCCGACTCTCTTCGGATCACTGGCCGAGGTCGGAACATAAGGTCCAAGCACCCAGATTGGTTCAACCCCGGCACCGAGCGGGTCTTTATGAATAGTCTCGTCAGATTCTAAATCAACCTGATCTAAATACGGAGCGACTTTCCGAATAAGTTCTGCGACTTCGATGTCTAATAGGTCTGTAAATAATGGTTCCGCTATTATGCTTTCATCTATATCATTCTGTTTTGGTGCGGCTAATTTTTGAAGCAATTCTATTAACTGAAGCTTGTTGGTTGTAATTGCACTGACTTCATAATAAAAACTATCTGGACTCAATGCGCGAAAAGTAACACGATTTATAACATAATTATCAGAAGAATCTCGCTTGTCGCTAGTAAGATTAATAACCATCCCAGCTCTTATTCCGCTACTATATGTTTCAAAATTTATTTCATTGCTGCCGTATTGATAAGCTAAAATCTCAGCCTTAGCCCGCTTCCTGGCGGTCGCCATATCTATAATAGTTGCATCATTTATAATTTTTTCTTTAAGCCCAAACTGACTGACACTACCGGAATTAGTAACAACCACTTTAATTGGCACTTTTGGATTTCCGCTATATCTAATTTTGTCGCCATCAGCTAAAACTGATGGGAATTTTATTTGCTTTTCTTGGAAATTTTGTAGACAATCGTGGGTGCTAAAAGTATCATCAAAATCCTGTCCAACAGTCTTGGAAACATAACCTGCGCCAATATCTAATTCTATTGTTAAATTGCTAAATTTATAAGGCAAATTAAATATAGCGGTATCATTTCCTTGTACCGTAATGACTCCAGTATAGGTGTCACCGTCCCCCTCTCCACCCCTCACCTTAACCTGGTTGACTATTTGGGTACCATCAATATTGCGTGTTAAAGTTTCTGCAATATAGTTGCCACTAGTATCGGTAAGATCATATGGAGCAGAGTTGGTCATTTTTGGGAAGAAGTGAATGTCCTTATCTTCATCAACATACCAGTCATATTTCACTATCTCAGCCAATTTTTTAATACAGTCAGTTATTGATATTTCATTGAATGCAATTTTTGTGACTGCAAAATTGGAAAATACATTAGTTGTGGTAAACGCAGGCGCGTAATTTGAAATTATGTCGATAATAATTTCTCCAATGGTTTGGCTTTCATAGGCTTGAGCCACAAGAATTCCACCAAGCATCGCTCCATAATCAGTCGCGGTGACTCTAAAAATTAAACCGTTAGCTCCGCTGATATTACTTTCCTCGATATTCATGATATAGCCACCAAAAATTTTATTCGCTCCCTCAAAAATTTCAACCTCATCATTAATCGCTGGGGTATAAGTCCTATCTCCATACTTGCGATATTCAAAACGAGCAGTATCAACCTCATTCGTTATTGCTTGTTCAACCTCAAAATCCTCCCAGCTGAGCTGGTCCGACATGTCTATGCTGTTTATTAATACCTGGATCATATCGCTAGTTTTGAGTTAAGTCTTAATTTACCCATTATTGATTCACCAACTTTATTTGAGATTTCGCGCAAATCCATTTTGTTGCTAATGTTGTTGCCAGTAATGTTTACTTGGATGCTTAACCCCCCACCGATACCAGAGTTCGGAACAATATTACCAGTGGCTCCTGGCACGAAAATTTCTGGCCCTTTTTCTCCCACAAGATAAGCTTCTCCAAATTGAACAGGACCTCCGGCAGCACGAGCGCCTGAGATGTTAACACTGGCGTTCATTATGCTAATACTCTCAGCCGCCCTGGCATCAGCTATAGCCTTTGCTAATTTTTTAAACATCTCTATTTCAGCATTAACTACATCAGCTGTTTTTTTAAGATGAATGTCCATCGTCTTCGCATACTCGATGTTAGCCTGATCCATTAACACATTAATTTGCTGTACTTTGGCAGTAAACAATTCAACCTCAATGCGTTCTTTTTCCCGGAGAGCGGCAAGTTCATTCTGTAGGTCAGACATTTTAGCGTTGTACTCTTGCAAAGCTAGAGAACGCTTTGTTTGATAATCTTCAATAGATTTTTGAAGGTCGGTAAGTCCCGATCTACGACGAGCTTCAATAATTTCAGCCTGTATACCTGCAGTAAAATTAGCGCTTTGTTTTAGAGCTTCTTCTTCTTTGGTTAAAGTAGCTTGTATTTCTGCTCTTTTTTTAGCATCCGTCTCCTCAGATAATTGTTGTTTTAAATCGGCAATTTTCTCTTCAGTACTAATAACCTGTTCGGCAACGCTTTTATTATCACTGACCAATCCCCTGGAATAATCAGATTGAAGATTTGCCATTGACTTGCGAGTATCATCTATCTCCTTGCGGATACTGGCGAGCTTTTCTCGATGATCCTTACCAAGTTTTACTAACGATTCTTCGCCCGACTGTTTAAGGTTTTGATATTCCTTACCTAAGTCTTCCATCGCCTTTGCTAAATCTTCAGTTTTTTCCTTTGATTTATCTTTAGCAGAAGCCTCTTCTGCATAAGATGATGCCGCATTAGCTGCTAGATCAACTCCTCTTCTTGCTGCCTCTTCTTGCATTCTTAGCTGAGCTTCCATTTGAGCTTGTATGTTATCCGACTCTCTTTGCTTGGCGGCTTTAGTATCTTCTTCCATCTGATTAACTAAATCGCCCAGCGCAATAAATTTTTGGCGGCTCTTCTCAACATCAAATTGAAAATCTAATTTTAAATCAGCTTTTCCAATATCTACACCAACTTTTTCTAAAAGACCAGAAAGGTAATTGTAGGCCTGATTACCCTTGTCTAACATTTTATTTAAAAATCCTATAGTTGCATTGCCTAGCTCTTTTAAAGCCATAACAATTACCTGCCCGAGAGCAGCCATTCCTGCCCCAATAACTGCAAAAGCATTATTAAGGCCTCCAAATCTATTAGACAAATAAGCAACAGCTACAGCGGCCGCAGCCAACCCTCCGGTCATGATAACCATCTTAGCGGTGCTTAACATCATCACAGCTGTGGCAGTTCTATTTGCTGCGCTAAATAAAACAATCATTCCTTGAGCAACTCCGATCGCCTTAGACATAGCGTAAAATACACCTATAGCGCTAATGCCAACTGCAACTAGCTTAGTCACTTCAATTATTGAATCTTTATTAGATGTTATAAATTCTGTCAGTTGAGTAGCTGCTACTTTAATTTTTATTGAATACTGATCAACTACAGGTAAAAAAGCTTTGCCTATTTCTTCTTTTAATTCTCCAACGGCATTCTTTGCCTGTTCCATCGGATCTGCTAAGTTCTTTGCCATGCCGCCAAACTCTGTACCTATTTCAGAAAGAATTACTTTTTGTGCAGAAACTACATCACCCATCTTTATAAAATTTTCTATCATTGATTTTTGGGTCGCCGTAAAAGTAACACCATTTCTTTGAAGAGAAGATATCCCGTTGATTGGGTCATTTAATGCTTTGCCAAGTAAAATAGCAGTATTTTTTAACTGTTCACTTGATGGAGTGACGCCAGAATTCAAAGCTGTGGCCATGTCTAACATTGCTTCTGTTGCTTGCGGAAATACATTTTTTCCAATCCTAGTAAAGGTAAGCAGCATGTTTTGTCCGGTTAGTATTGCATCGTCTTCAATACTAGTCATACTCGAAAGCTCTTGTGCTATTTCGTTGACAGCCGCGGCAGTCATTCCGGAAATATAACTTGTTGAAGACAAAACGGAATTTAATTGCAGTTGATTTCGAACTGCTTCCTTACCCTCGCTTACTGCAGTCTTCATAAAACTAGAAACAGCCCTTAGGCTGTTCTTTGCCAAATCCCAAGCGGCAACACCTTTAAAAACGGACGCAGTCATATTTTCATTCTGCTTCTTAGCTTCCTTGCCTGCAGAGCTGAATTTATCTATTTCATTGCGTACGTTTTTTATTTCCTTAGTAGCATTATCAATAGCACTAAGAATGACTTGTAGTTCAACTTTCTGATCCGCCATATTTATTCCTTAGATATTCTTTAGCATGACCCTCGGCCTGCATTCTAGTAATAATAATGTCTATGAAAGGCTGGGGTTGCTCAAGAAAAGTATAATAATCCCAGCCTCCCATATATTTACAGACCTCAATTATTGTGCCTCTACTTGGGCAACCTCCTTCTGCTCGGAAGAAATCGAAGTATTCGTCAAAGAGGTTTTTTTTTCCTCGTCATCAAGAGCATTCACAGAATACTCACCCTTAATAATTTTCATTATTAAGCTGTCAACTATTTTGTACTCCTGATAGGATAGATCGATTAGACGATCATAAACATTCTCTTTACTGCCATCTACGGAGACAACAATTGACTCATAAAGAGATCTATTAGAATCCTTTGAATCGTTCAAGGCCAACATGTCTTTGGCTTTGATATAGGTATAATGCTCAACAACTAAACCGCTAGGAAGCGTTATAGTGTCTGTTGGTCTGGTTTCTTTTACTTGGTCGTTCATATGTTTGATTTAAAGAAACGACCAACTGGGCGGGCGCGCCTCTTAACGAGTTCCTCGCCCAGTTGACGTTATTATTTATTAGTAACTAGCTTGGACATTAGTCGCTACTATAGACACCATCTTGGCATCAGTAGTGCTGTAATGTGCTTTAAAGCCAATTGTTTGACGAATCACATCTCCCACCTTAATTGGTCTGGTTAATTCAGTGAATGTGACTTTATTAAGGTCAATCTTGATGCGAGGATTTGCAGCGGTACCAATAGTGACGCCGGTATTTACTAAATCAATGCGCATTGCCTTAGTGGTTCCCGCCATGAATGCGGTTTTGAAGTCGGCCTCATTCTGCCATACAGCTTCAATTTCTCCATCGATAGCAATACTCTTATTTAAGAAGTCTGCCGGCTCAAGGCTACCTAGCACATCATCGCTTTCAAGTGCCTTATTGATATTTAATTTAAATCCTTTAACTGCGATTGCCGATGCTCCATCGAGACCAGCTATAGCTGAAGCAAGCTTTAAAGAAAAGTGATCGGCCGAAAATAAATTTTCAGCGGTGGTAGCCGGGGTTAAACCAGCTCCTACAACTACACCAGTTTTTGCCATCATCTTGATGTCAAAGGTAATAAACTTTCTTGCTTCATAAGCAAGGCTGAGAGAGTCAACACAACTCAAAGCATGCGTATAATCTGCACCAGCTAACGGATCATTTAAAAATGATGTGAGTGCTTGGTGCTGAACACTTTGACCAACGGAGAATGTGTGGTCTTTAACTGAAGCATCAGCATCAGCATTGTCTCCGGTAGAAATAGCTCCTAAAGCTGACAGGAGTAGAAGAGGGAAAGTTTTATCTCCCACATTACCCTTAACACTAATTTCCGCGTGCTTGCCGACCTGCTTTGCCTCAATTGTTTCCTCAATAACTCCTTGAGACTGATCATTATAAACTTGGTCAATTTTTTCTTCGACAGAAGCTTCAACAAACGGTAGCCAAAAAGTAGCGGCCGCCTCTGCTGTTCCTCTGACAGTTTCTTTTGCAAATCCAACCTGGATTTGTCTGCCTATTCCTTTACTCATATTGGTTAAATTTAATTAATAAGTTGTTTTTCTTTCTCCCATTTCACTAGCGCTTCATTGTAATTCTCAGCCTTTATCGACATAGGCTGGTATTTACCCTCGCCGGAAAAATGGTACAGCGTTTTATTTTTAGGCGTTTCGCTGCTTGCCGCCGTCTGATTGTTTTTCATATTTATATTATTGATTTAATTGTTTTAGCTTCAAGTGATAGACCAAAAATTGCCACTGGCTGACTATACTCCTGCGAATACTCCGGAGCCATTCCTTGCTTAATCTGGAAGTGAACAGCCTCTCCTCCCAATGTCATGTGATCGTCTTTTCTAAGTTCAGCACTAATATAATCGGAGAGAGTCAGCATCTTTTCATAACCAGCCAAGCTTTCCTGAGTCGGATAGATTAAGCGAATAATGAAACGTTCAGTTAAGATATTATTTGCGCTATCTAGAACCTCTTCTTCAAACCCCTGGCTTAAAAGCATGGCGGCCGGGAAACTAGATGGCATGCTTTCCATATACTGAAATTTAAGCGGCAAAATGTTTGTCGGAATAGTATCTAGAATATCTTTAATTTTTTTAATAGCGGTCAACATTTTATTTTTTGTTTATTAATTTTAAAGCTATTAAGCGCCTCTTCAGTCCGGGAAGATTATCTTTAATTGCCCTGGTCAAATAGTACTTAGGCCTAATAGTCACACTTTTTACTGAGACCCATCCGAAACGTCCTTTAAATTTTAAATACTTTCCATTCTTCGGCTTTATTTCTCCTCCATATTCTTGAATTCTCGCATATACCACATTAGATCCGAGAGCGCCTATTATTTTATCGGCCGTAGAATTTATTTTATGGGTTATAGAACTGGCTAACGTTCCTGATTTATATGGGGCATATCCTGGCTTCTTGGCTGTAGTCTGCATATCTAGAAGCGTATAAACCATTGCATCTTTAGACCCCCTTATAAGATTTTCATTAACTTTTTCTAAACCTTTTATTAAAACATCTACGCCATCTTTTCTTATTTCAAATTTAAACATTTTGGTTGTCTATGTTTTATGTTGCGCATTCATGGTTATCCGATAAAGGTCTTGGCCATCCGGATTATTTTCGTGTCTTTCAATTCCGCTTACTCTATATTCCCTGTTCTTATCATCAATTACTTTTGCCCCTATCTCGATGGCCACTGGATCAATAAACATATCAAATATCTCGAGGTTGGCCTGATCGCCTAGCACTTGGACCAAGTCGGCTCCTTTGCTCTCTATATAGGCCTCTACGCCTGTCAGGTTGGCGGTTGCCGGGTAAGTGTCGGTATTTGTGCCAAATTGCAAATTGTAGACCGATACGGTCGCATTAGTGCCTATCATATGGCTTTTACCCCTACCTTTTTGTATGGCTTTAGGAGGTCGTTAAATTGATTAAATTCAGAGTCAGAGGCAAAGCTCACGGTCTTCGACCCAATCGTGTAGCTCTTAAGTTTCGGATTCTTCCGGGAGTTCATCAGGTTGGAGACATAAATCATAATCGCCAAGCGAATATCTTCCGGCATGTTTTCTTTCTGATTACTTGAAAGCTGCAGACTGCTTCCCGATAAAGCTAACCTGACGGAATCAGACGTCGTTATTGTCCTCCCTACGACTTGCGGGTTGGTTCCCTCA